CAGCGCCGCCAGGTAGTCGGCGGCGCCTATGCGCACGACGTCGAATTCCGCGCGGACCACCCGCACTGTGTCAAACGCCGTGTATGTGCCCGCCTCGAGGACGGCTTTTATTGAGCTAGCCCCGGAGCCGTCCACGTACGCGGCCACCAGGTCCCGGGTGGCGCGGTCGTGGACCTTCCCCACGGCCACGATCACCGGCAGTGTCATGGTGTCCGCGCCCCGGTCATAGGTGGCGTCAAAGGCCAGCTCTTCCGGATAGGACACGATGGCCGCGGGTGGGGTGATGCTGTCCGGAGGGTACGCGAAGCACCGTAGCCCGGTGATGGTGTCGAGCTGTGTGGCCACAGCGTCCATGACGTCGCCTAGGTCCATGGTCAGACCGCCGCCCACCATCGGACAAAACCGCTGCCCAGGGCCACGGCCACGTCCGGGTCCCGCTTCGCCAGGAGCCGCACTTCCGACCCCTGCTCCGGCGAGCCGGCCACCCCGTACGGCGAAAACCTGCGGGCGTGAAACCGTGACGCCTGCAGCAGGGTGGCCTGCTCGACAGGCACGGGCACCGCGTCCCAGCCCCAATTGGGTGACGTGGCGGTGACCCCGTGCTCCTCGCTTGTGGGCTGCGCCGCGCTTTCCGGATCCACCACAAGCCGCTCGTACGGCTTCCCTTTGAACGCGGCGTTTACGGGCTCGAGGGTATAGACGTCGATGGCGTTTCCGTCTGCGTTTTCCACGGTCAGATCAGCGGAGTCGTGCAGGTCGTCTAACTGCACAACCCACCTGCGGCGGTCGCGGTCCCAGCACGCCGTGTATCTCCGGGCCTCCGCGGAGGCCACATTCCCGAATTGCCGGTGACAGTGCCGGTCCATGGCCCTCGACGCTGTGGTGATGGCGAGCGCCAGCTCCGCATCGTCCGCGGTGTCTGTAATCCTCAGATAGGATTTCAGCTCCGCAGCCGTCACGTAGTCTGGCGCCCACACCATCTCAGATCACGCCTTCCGCGGCGCGGGAGCGGTGCCCGCGTTGTGGGCGGCCTTCTGCGCGTCCGCGGCCTTCCGTGCGCGGGCTGTCTTCGCCAGCGCCTTGCTCTTGATTTCCCGGTGCGCCTCCACGGCGTCCGGGTTTCCCTTGATGAGCATGACTTGCGCCTCCTTTACGTGGTGATGTTCTCGAGGGTGGCGTACGCGGAGCGGTTCTGGATGTTGCCGTCCGCCCGCTCCCAGGCCACGTATTCGACCTGGCCGTTGTTCATGCGCGTCCACGGGTTCACCACGAGGGTGAACGGGGCGACGCGGCGGATGACGTAGGCCTCCCGCAGGTCGCCCAGCACGGCGAACCCGCCGGCCACGCCATCGGCGGTGACGGCGTTGCAGCCCTGGTCGATGATGACCGGGTAGCCCAGCAGCTCCCGCTGCGGGGCCTGCCCGATGCCGGACGCGGCCTGCGGCAGGATCAGCGGGCGGTTGCTCCCGTCCTCGAGCCGCTTTATGGCCACCCACGTCCCCTTCGACATCACCCACTTGGCGTTTTGCTCGTACTCCGGGTCCAGGGCCTCCTCGACCTCTGTGAGGTTCAGGTAGGTGATCGTGGCTTCCGTGTCGAGCACGACATCCGCGGTGAGCCCGTCGTGGAGCAGGCCGAACGGGAGCGTGGTGCCGTTGCCGTTCACCCAGTCCGCGGCCTGCTTGCGCTGGATCCGCGTCCCGAGCGCGCGGGCCACCAGCCCTTGCACGTCGAACTGGGCGTCCTGCAGCAGCTCCACGGACACCCGCAGCGGGGTCGTGGTGCCGGCGCCTGTGGACGTGTACTTGAACGCCCCGAGCGCGATGGTGCCGAACGCCAGGTCGTCGCCGTCCACGAACGCGGCCTCTTCCGCGGTGATGCCGCCGGAGTTGGCCGTGTCGTCCAGGGACGGGTACTCGAGGGCGCCGCCCTTCTCTGTGGAGAATCCGTCGACCTCCGCGGCGAGCCCGCCGAACGCCAGCCGGACCTCCACCAGCTTTTGCCGGAACTCCGGCGACACTAGGTAGCCGCCCTCGGAGTCGGTGCCGACCTGCTGCGCGTTGCGCAGCTCTTGCAGGTCCGCGTTCGGCACCCCGGTACGCAGGTACGCCTCGAATGACCGGTTCAGGTCCTCGAACTCGTCGCGGGTGGACAGGTCCCCGGGGATGATGGCGTCACGGACTGGCATGTTGTACGCCCGGTTACGCGCCCGGATTTCGCGGTCACGGTTCGCCGTGGCGAGCTGCGCCTCGAGTTCTTCGTAGTTCGTGGCCTCTTCGTCGGTGAGAGCCCGGCCCTGCGAGCCGTCCAGAATGGCCTGCAGCGCGGCGAGGATTTCCTCGATGGTCATTTCACTCCCCTTTCACGGAGCAGCCGCGCCCGTGCGCGGATTACTTGACTGCGCCGGTCCTCCGGCGCTGATTCGGTGGTGTCGTTCACCACCTGGTCCGCGAGGCCGGCCTCTACTGCCGCCGCCGCAGAATACCAGGTTTCCGCTTTCATGGCGTCCCGCCATTTCGCCACGGTGCCGCCCGCGCGGTCCGCGTAGATGCCGGCGATGGTGTCGGACAGCTCGTTCAGCAGGTCCGCCATTTCTTGCATATCCGCGGCGTTTCCGAGCACAATGCCGGAGGCGTCGTGGATCATCATTTTTGCGGGCTTTTGCATGGCCACTGTGTCCCCGGCCATCGACACGAACGAAGCCGCCGACGCGGCCACCCCGTCCACGGTGACGGCCACCGTCGCGGGGTGCTCCAGCAGCGCCGCGTATATGGCGATGCCGTCGAACACGGCCCCGCCTGGACTGTTCACCCGCAGGTCGATGATCGGTGCTGTGATGGCCCGGAGTGTCTTCGTGAACGATGCCGCGGTCACGTCCTCTTCGTGCCAGTCGTCTCCGATGTAACCGTAGATGAACACTTCCGCGCGGTCACCGTCAGTGTTGCCGATCTTCCACCAGTCCCCGCCGTGGTTCTGTGGGCGCGCGGTCATGGCCCGCCCACGGTTCGCCAGCTCCCGTAGCCGTCCTGGGTTCACGACAGCGCCTCTTCCAGCTCGAGTTGCCCGCCGCCGCTGACGCGGAGCACGTCCCCGCCGTCGATAGGTGGCAGGTTGCGAATCTTCCGGGCTTCGTTCACGGTCAACAGGCCCGCCTTCACCTGCTCGATCAGCAGCTTTATCTCGTCCTCTGGTGTGGGCCGCTCGAGGCCGGCGAAGTCAAACTCCGCGAAACGTGGCCGCGCCAGCAGCCGTGAGAGTCGCTGCTCAAAACGCATGGTCCAACCCAGCAGCGTAAATCGGCCCAGGCCGCGGTTCTGCTCCGCGACGCCCGTACCCCACGACGTTTGTTTTTCGGTTTGCATGAGCAGATGCGGCGGCACCCCAGTCCAGCGCGCTATTTCTTCAATCTGAAACTGGCGGGACTGCAGGAATTGCGCGTCTTGCGCGCTCATTGTCCACGGTGTGAAGCGCAGTTTCCGATTGACGAATGCCACTTCCCCGGCGTTTTCCCAGCCGCCCACCTTGCGGTCCAGGCCCTTTTTTATGTCCTTCGCTTCGTCCTCGTCCACGTCCTCTTCCGTGGACACGAGCCCGGAAATCAGGGCGCCGTTACCGAACATCTTCGCTGCGGCCCGGTCCCCGGCGATGTGCGTCCCCAGGGAATGCCGCGCCACCCCGATTAGGGACAGCCCGCGGAGCCCGTCCAGGGATGGCCCCATGACCTGCGTCATGGTGTCTTGTGTGAATGTGCGCCGGGTGCCATCGGCCAGGGTGGCAGCGAACACCTTCCGCCCGGTGTAGGTGCCATCGGAGCGCCGCTCCCACGCGGGAGTCACAGCCAACGGGTGCACGGGTGTCGCGCCGACCGTGGCGCCGGCCAGATTCCGCACATGCTGCAGGTACACGTTCCCGTGTAGCAGCCCGTGCAGCAGGCACGTTTCCTTCCACTCGTACGGCGTGAGCCCGTCCTCGGTGCCCGGGTCGTCCACCCATGACGTCATACGCTGCCGTTCACCTTCTGCGGTGTCGCGGAAGGTGTGCAGCGGTAGCGATGCGATGGTGCCGGATATGAGCATGACCGCCCGCCAGAATGCGGCGATCCCGAGCGCGGACCCCTCCCCGACGTTCACCCCGGCGTACGTGGGTGATAGGCCGAAGTACCCCGCCAGTGCGCCAGGGTCCGCAATCGAGATCAGCGTGTCGTTACGCGGCGCCTCCTGGCGCTTCCACGGCCATCGCACGCGGGACAGTGTGCCACAGCGGGCGTGGGGCTCACAGCACGAACGCGCCGTGCCGCCGCTTATTTTCCCGCGCCGCCAGCGCGGCCCATACTGCAGCCTTGACACCATCCGCGGGCGCTGTGCTGCGCAGCCGCGGCCCGTCCACGCCTGGGGATGTGCGCAGCGCGAGCACCTGCGCGGCGAGTTCCGCGCCGCCGTCGTGGGCCAGGACGCCGTCAGTCAGCAGCCGGGCCAGGTCCTCCACGGCGCCGCGTACGGTGCCTTTCTGTGGTGTGGTGCGCACGCCGGCGGCCTTCCATGCGGGGTCATTGCAGAGTGAGGCGCCTACCAGCACTGGGCGACGGAAGCCCGCCGCGTTGACGGCTTCCACGGCGCCGGCCACGTCGTCGTACGTGGTGACGCTCACGACGGCCGCCCCGTCCACGTGCCACGCCTGGGCGACGTTCACGCCCTCGGTGTACCAGTCTTCTACGGCCACAGCGTCCGGGGCGCGGTCGTCCGGGGCAGCCGTCGTGAGCACCGCCCAAGCCTGCTCCGACACCACGGGCCTGCCTACCTCGCGGCGTTCTCTCAGCCGCCAGACGTTCAGGTATTGCGCCTCGAACCCGCGCATAGGGTCAGGGTCGTCCAGCTCGGGGTCGTCCTCGCCGGCCAACGCCTTCTCGTACTTCGTGGCGATCATCCGGCGCCTGTCGTCCGACCAGTACGGTGACGCAGCCCTCCATGCGGCCGGATCCGCTGGGTCTGAGCCTGGGCGGGCGCCCCACAGCAGCAGCAGCGTCTCCGGGTCGTCGGTGGTGAAGGCATGCTGCAGTGTGGTCCGCATGAGACTGGTAGCGCGACGGTGCGCCGTGGACGTCAGGTGAACCTGCGCACTGCTGCGCTCCAGGGTCGCGGGCTCGAGCCCTTCCGACACTGTGTCAGGTTCGACGTCCCACCCTTCGTCCACGATCCCCAGGCATGCGTCGTAGCCGTACACGGCCCGCTGCGCTCGCACGAGCCAGCGGTCCCCATCCGGGCTTTCCACGGCCTCTTTCCCGTTGGCCCGGGACACTGTCCACCCGTTCTCTTCGCACCATCGCCACGCCCCACGCTGAATCTCGCGGCAGATAGCCACGTCGGAGCCTGTGTGGATGACCACCTGCGGCTCCCCAAACATCTCCGCGTGAGCCATCCGCCACAGCGCCAGCGCGCGGACGCGGACGGACTTGCCGGCGCGGCGCGGCGTGCTCTCTACCACGGACCTGTGACACAACGTGCCGTCTGCGCGGTGCTCGAGCTGCCGAGTGATGGCGAGCGCCTGCCACCATCGCAGCGTCATCCGCTGTGTGGCCTGGATCCACTCGACAGCCTCCGCGCCGTAGGAGCCCACGGCGTCAGCAGGTGGCGGGCTCATCGCCAGCGGTGCCGCGGCGTCGTCGGGCACGTCGGCGAACCGCTCCAACCATGAGTGCCGGGCCAGCGTTGCCGGGTTCCATAGCAGCTCTGGGCGTAGCTCGTAGGCTCCCCCCGGAGCGAGAGAATCTGAC